TGCTGTTATCGAAATCGTTGTTCCTGCCGCTTCATCCGTCCCTATCGTGTTCACGGTTCCGACGAGCGATGTTGTGCCGCCGACGTTTTTTATCGTGACCTCGCGTGTATATCTCGCTACAGTTGCACCGCCGTTTTTAGCTCCGGTGATTTGCAGTATCAACGTCATCACACGCCCGGAGGCCACAGATATCCCCGTTGCTGTTGCGTTATCTGTGCTGTTTGCCAGCATCTGCACAGCCGTTGTTCCGTCAGTCGTTGTTGCTCGCAGTGGTGGCCCGACAAATTCTTGAGTGTCACCTTCTGTGGTAAAATATCCTGCTGCGTGGACCTTGCTGGCTGGAATTGCTGTTGAGGACCGAAACCCGGTAGCCCCCGAAAAAAACGCCGAAGCGTTCGCCCCAAACCCGAAGGTATGGCTGGCATAGCCGCTGGCGTTACAGCTTTGTCCGATTGCCACTGTCGCGTTGCTGGAGGCTGTCGAGTTTGTGCCAAACACAAAACTGCTTTGAGCCGATGAGGTGTTCTGGTACCCGCCAGCAAACGACTGCGAACCTGTTGCTGCGTTATTGTAACCGCCCGCGATAAATGAACCTGAACCACTTGCAACACTTGCCGCTGCGTTGCGTGATGTCTGCAAATCGACGGCGTTCGCGCCTCTTGCGTTACCGCCTGCTGTCGCACCGTCTGGCACTTGCAACATAAACGCGCCGGTCCCTTTGGACACAAGGGAAACCGAGACGTTAGTTGTGCTGCCGGTCGCCTGCAGGCTCACATGGTTAACTGTGGCATTAGGGCTGGCCGTGTACACATCAGGGACAGACCAGTTGCTATTTTGCAGAGTTGCCCCGCCGGTACCATCTGCTCTTAATACAAGATTGTCCGTCGCTCCGGTGGAGCCGCCGATCCCGCTGCCTCCGCTCGCCGCCAACGTCCCACCGCTGAACGTCAGCCCCGTTCCGATTGTCACGCTGCTCCACGTGTTCGCGGCGGATCGGTAGTAAATGTTGTTCGTTCCGCTGAGTGCCGCCAGTGCCGTCAAATCGCCGTCTAATGGCTGATACGTTGTGGCTGCTGCAGCGGTCGTCAGATAGTCGGTGATCGTGCCGTTCTGCGTGGCGAGTGTACCGAGTCCGATTGCAGTCCGTGCCGCTGCTGCGTCAACGGCAGTCATCAGCGACCGCCCCACGGTTGTGGTGTCGATGATTTGTGTTGATAGGAGGGCTTCAATTCCCATCTGTGACTGCCTGTTGTGTGGGTGCAATCCGTTCTTTGAACCGAGTCATCGCAGTCAGCATCTCGCTGATCGGAGCCAGGTCGACACTGTAAACCCCATCAGTACGCTGCACCTGCTGCTCGCAGTCGTGCAATCTCTGCAACCGATCGGCCATCTGCAGCAACAGACGATCCATCTCGTAGACCGTCGAGTCCAGTGCATTCCGCAATTCCGCGCACTTGTCCGGAGACTGTTCGGGCGATGCTGTACTCCCCGAATTGTCCTCGGGTGGTGTAAACAACTTCAAGGACATCTCTCTGCTCCTTCACTGGGATCGCACGACCACTCGCCAAAATCTCCAACTCCATCAACTCCTGCTGCTGCTCACAACACACCAGCCACAGCCGCCCGGTCAAACTGGTCAGCAACACCGGAGAATTCAGGAACAACACAATCCCCAGCCACCGGCCGATATGCCTGCAGTGGCCCTTCTGCTGCAATGCCAACCGCATCACGTACCACGCCATGACGATCTGAGCCCACGCCATGAGCAGCCATCCGCAGATCTCATTGTTTGTCATCGCGCTCATCGTGTCGCAAGCCTCCACGCAGCTCCAGCAGATATCAGTACCAGGGCAAATGCGATCGCATACACCAGCCACGGCCAAGCCGCCCCAGAATGCTTCGCAGCCAGATCCAGAAAACGACGGACCGTCTGCTGACTCGCACCAACCCTGACAGTCGGTGTATCAACAGACAGCCCTTCCTGTTCCCGATCTTCAATATCATCCCGTGTCATCCCACTGTCCACCAACAGGTGTCGTCGTTTTCGCGTAATGACGCAGGATGGTACCTATCGCACTCCCATCTCACCAAGCCACTGCGCCAATCGACCACGGGTATACCCTACAGTGGTCTGCGGTGTTCCTACTTTGCCAGTGAACCTGAATGCAGGTATAGAAGAAGACTTCAGGTTCACCCGCTTCAGTCGCCACTTTTTCCCCTCCTGCCCGTTCGCTGCCACATCGGCCTCGAACACCTTGCAGGCAGCACACCAGCTCTCGCTCTGCACTTCCAGCACCGGCAGTTCCTCGACGAAGGCCTCCGGAGCCGCAGATGCCGAGGATTCCTCGGCACGTGAGCCGTCTTCCAGAGCGTCGACACGGGCCTCCAGTCGCTTCACCCGATCAGACAGCAGGGCAACGTCACCAGCGACGCCTATGGGCTTCTGCTGCTCGTCTGCCTGCAGTTGCTGCATCTGACCGCTATGCAACACTCCTGCCACTACAGCACACAGCACAATGCCAAGACCCCAACCGATGATCATTCCTCTTGCACGTTCTTCAGTCATAGTACCCTCCACCACTCAAAACTCGGTTGTAAACAGCCACCGGATCCTTCGGGCTCAGAAGATATGCCCCGAACGGAGCAAACTGAGACCGCTGCAGAGACTCATAACACCGTCGAGACATCAAATAGGCACCGTACCCGTGACTGTTCCACACGATCAGGTACCAGTTCCCAGCAATCTTAATCCCCCACAGGATCGCAGTCGCATGCCCGCCGGCACCCGTCGGAGCGTCATCCATCAGACGGAACCTGCCAAACTGACCGCCCGGCGTCTTGAACCTCGGCGGCCACTTTGTGCCAATCTGGCACACACAGCCGGCAGCCAGACTCGGCAGCAGTTCATCCCATGGTGGCATGTCGTCCACCTGAGCCACCGTAGACGGCATGACCGGCTTACCCGGGGCGAAGGACCTCAGCTCACGCAGCGAACGGCAGTACCGTGAATACGGCCACTGAGCCTCATACGGAACACCCGGATCCAGCCCGAACTGCGGCACACCGCCAATCAGAAGCCGCGTCGCGCTGTGAATGCTCGTGCCACGGTCCAGACCAACTCCACGGCCTGACGGGTCCATCAGAAACTCACACAGCGTGTACGCTGCGATCTCAGATGCCCTCTGCATATTCGCTCGGCCAGACAGGACATAATCCTGCCATTCGAGATTGTTCGCACAGGTGTTCCCGTTGCAGTCAGACCGCTCCTGATTCTCAATCTCCATCACACCGACGGGACTGAGTTTCGGGTCCATCAGGACCTGATCCCAGTTCGGGAAGTCAGACTTCGCCCACGACCTGACAGTGCGAACCCCGGTCAACCATTTGATCTCGTGCTCCTGAGGCACGACCAGCCCATTGATATTCTCACTCATGGCCTGACATACCTCCGGATGTACTCCGCATGACCTGCAGCCGTCCAGGCCTTCCCGAAGGCCTCCTGCTCCTTCTGCAGCAGTGGCTCGAACGCCCGCATCCTCGCCTGCACATGCTCAGCACCAAACCATTTCGCCGCATCCTCCTGACTGCTGATCTCGCCGTTGTCGAGCTTCTCGATCAGCCGCTCCTGAATCTGCCTCCATTCCCGCTCGTACTGCAGGAACGCCACATCGACTTCGTCCTGCGGATCCGGGTTGATTGTCTGCCCCTTCCGAGCCTGCACCTGCAGTAAAGCACGCCGCATCGCACTCAGGTCAGTCGTCCCAGCCGGAATCACGATCAGCTCGACCGCACCGCCAGCCATCCCATTGACCAAATACCCCCACTCCCGCTCAACCGTCCGAACCTCGTTCTTCCCGGATCCGCCGGCAAACTTCGAGTTGACGATCGTGCCTTTCTTCGATGCCGTCACATCCACAACCCCCACCGGGCTCGACAAGATCAGCAACGGCACATCGCTCTGGATCAGATAGAACTCATCCAGAAACAGCGTATCAATCGGCCGAGGGGCAGGCGCAGCCTCCTGCATCACCTGCCCCATCGGAAACTCGATGCCACTACCGCCGTCCTGCAGTAGCGCAAACAACAACAGTAATGACATGAACATCGCCCGAACTCCCTTGCCACAGAGACAGAATTACCACACGCTCACAGAGCCATCGGTACCAGTGCAGCCGCCTCCACCGGCTTCAGTTTGCAGTATGTGCTGACGGTATGGGAGGCCATCGCGACAAACGACTCGTCCGTCAACTGCCACCGCCCGATGTCCGGAGCACCGTTGCGGCCAGCACGACGCTTTTCCTCCCGGATGTTCTGCTGCGCCTGCTTCTTCAACTGCACAGCCAATGCCATGATCTGATCACGGCGAGACTTCTCGTCCATGTGCCGAGCAGCCACCTGAGGCTGAACAGGCTGAGTGTTGTCGATGCCGCCACGTCGCTTCTTGCAGCCTTCGATGAAACTCGGAATCAGCGGCAGCAGCCCCTGAAGGATCAGCAGAATCACCGGATTGCCGACAGTCTGCGGAGCCGCGTCCGGACTGCTGGCAACCATCTTGACATTCCCGCCACCAAGACTGGTGGCAACCAGACCACAAAACTTTGACACGTTCATAACGCCCTCTTTCTCATCAGGTACACACCATAAATACGAACAGCCAACCACATGGCTGTTCTCCTCCACCAACACACACCGGCCTGTCTCAACAGGTCTCGGAATATCGCATCGCCGATCGCTCGCTGCTCCAGAGTCTCCGCCCGCTCGCATGACCTATCATGAAACAGACTCGCAAAGCGAAACTCTTTCTGCAGCGGATGGCCAATCAGCGACCAGCAGTATTTCGGTATCGTCGCACCATCCCAGCTCGCACCCTCGGGACACTCCAGCACAACACGCAGCGGACAGTAGGCAACACAGTCAACAGTGGAATAGAAAACCAGCCGGTCACCCAGCAGGCAAACCGGAAGATCGTTTCCATCTGTGATCTGTGGAGTCATGACTTTTTGCCTCCCCAGTACCCCACAGCATGACCGGCATTAACCAAACACTCAGAGACGTCACGCCCATCCCGGAGCTGCATCTTCGCCAACCACCGCCCGAACTTGTCCGGCTTCAACGTCTGGACCTCCAGTATGCCAAAGGCAGCAATCAACGCCCGCAGATAATCGGCGGCCATCTGTCCGGCAGCCTGAGTGTCTCCATGCAGTTCTGGCGTATCCACGCCGTAAAGCCGAAACTTCCCGGTCCAGTGGATGGAGTTGCCCATGTCGATACGCAACTCGACAGTGTCTCCGTCCAGAACCCGAAGCACTTCCACATGCTCGTAGGCATAACTCATGGCAAAGCCTTAAAAAAGCCCGGGATGGGGCGTCCAGCCGCTGTGGCATCCGGCTGGCATCCCGGGCAGATCACTCGTTCGACGGGGGACTCAGCAGCATCACTACTGCCACGAACCCCATGCCACCGAGCCAGTATTGTAACAACACTCGCCATTCCAGAGTCGGGGCCCAAATCACAGCAGCCACCATCGACACCCAGAACGACCAGCAGATCGGACACTTCACGCCCACCAAAATCCACTCATACTGCTGGAGGCGTTTCGCTCTCTCAACAGCATTGTCGGAACCGCCAAACTGGATCTTTCTTTCAACCCATCGGCGGAAGTCATAGCACAGACCAAACGGCCCGTGCATCTGACCCATCGTCACACTCACACCCGCCACAACCAGACAGTACCACAGCATCTCAGTCATCGCCGACAGTTCCTGTACCCCGCACGACGGAAGCAGGATTTGGATTTGTGCCAGAACGCCCTCGCACCACTCCACGTTCCCGTAATCATCCGCGTCTTCGAGTATCTCCTGATCATATTCACAGCACACGATTTCCACAAAACCCCGGGCCCCTCGAACGACTCCACCTCATGCTCTCGCATCCCATGCCGCGCCACAGCCCACAACGGATCACACCGCAAATCCACCTGCGACGCCACCGGTCCGGCCGCCACGTTGCACTCAAACCGCACAGGAGCATCCTTCAGGCACACCCTCTGCACGTCCGCTCCAATCTCCAGGCCATGCCGAAAATGCCAGAGAATTGACCCGTTCGCATCCCGCCGCCTCTGCCGCTCCCAGATCTCACGACAGACCTGCAGGCTGTCAGGATGCAGCACCACGTCATCAGTGACGTACAGCGTACACTGGTTCCCTATCGGCCGTTTGCTGCACCCGTTGTACCGGTTCACCTGCCACCCGGGAATCTGCAGCACCCCGCGCCGACGCTTCCACCACGGATCCATCGGGCACTGCCAAAGCCCGCAGCATGCCTCGATCCCGGTCATGTCCAGATGTTTGAGGCTCTCCACCAGCGTCGCCTCAGACATCGCCAGACGGTACCGACTGCACTCCTCAGTCCAGTACACACTCTGCACGTCGATCAGCAGTCTCATTGCGCCGGCCGAATCCCGAAGACAGATCGCAGGTTCCCGGGACTGTCACCGACATACCGGAACGTCGCACGCCGGCCGATGGACGGCCCGTTGTTCAAAGCACTGTTGTCCTTCAGGCCCCGTGGCACATGGTGATTCACCAGACTTCGGGTGAACGTCCAGAAGTCATAGTTCAGCTTGTGCATCTCCACGGCCAGCATGGTATCCACGCCCTTGATATCCGATCGCGGGATCTTCGGATTCGCCCGCTGACCAGCGTCACCATGCCAGTCCCTAAAACCGCCCGCTCGCACAATGCCCTCCAAACACTCCCGACGCCACGCAATCGCCAGAGAACCCATGAAATACTTCCGTGGCATCCTCCTGAACTCGCTACGCATCCCAGCCCTGATAGACGACACATTTGCCGCATACAGGCTAATCGCCCCACACTGCTCATCCGGCCAGCACAGACCATCCACGAAACTGACAGAACCACTGCACAAAACCGCGTCATCCTCCACAATCAGGATCACCTCATGTGTTTTGAACTCCTCTAACAAATCTGACGCACATTGCAGATAATTCTGACAGTTCCCAAACTTCCCAGACTGCGAAGGCTCTACATACTGTAGCAGTTTCGCAATCGTGTACGGCCTGCAGATCGTGTCTGCAGCCTCAGGGACATTGGTCCCAGGCTCCGCAAAGATCAGCGGCTTCAACCCATTCGTCACGCAACTCTCATAACTCCGGTGAATGCTCTCACTGCTCTGCCTCGGAGCAGCGATCATTCCGCAAGCCCAGTCCATATCTTCTCTCCCTGATACCGGTCATCATGCCCGGCAATCTGCGTCCGCTGCCTCAGAAACGTATCGTACTTCTGCTTCCGTTCTTCCGCCTGCTCCGGGATCCGGCCGTCCCCATACGGCTGCACTCGCCCAGCCCAGTTCGCATACGGGATTCCCAGATGCAACACCTCAAACGGCGGCCGGATCTGCCTGTTGGCCTGCCACCGCCGCTGAAAGAAGGTGTCAGCCGTCCCAGCCCACCGCCAGTCGCGACCGAACCACGGCCTTGCCGCCAAAACCGGATCGTCCGCATGGAACAACTGGAAATACCCTGCGAACTCCTCCCTCGCGTTCACATACCGATACCGCTTCCACAGGTGATCCGGCAAAATCCCGTTCTGCCACGCCCTGAGATCTCTCCTTCTGGGCGTGTACAGACACCCCGCCTGCGGTGCAAACACTTCCGGGATCCGCTGCGGCAACACGATGTCGCAGTCCAGGATCAGCATCCAGCCCTGCCGCCCGAGATAGTCCAGCCCCATCTCCAGAGCTGCATACTTGTTGAACTCCGCGCCCCGCTCATAAAACACCTCAGTCAGCAGGCACTCGACGCTGTTCTGCTGACACACCGCAATCGTCGCATGGTCGTCCGGATGCGTGACCACCACGGCACGTGAGAAGTGGTGGCGGTTCCTCGGCAACGTCTGCGCCAGGATGTCGGCGAAGTCCACACAGATCATCACCACACCGTCAGGAGCAAACATTACCGCAACTCCTGCAGTACAAGCTCAGGCCAATACGTCCGCCACGGATACGGAACAGCACCGACAATCGAGCGACCATAGAAGAAATTGTGCGTCATCTCCATCTCAGCATAACGCTTCTCATACATCAGCTCGATCATCTGCAGGCGTCTGATCGCACCCGCATTCCCGGTCACGTCGTCGTCGAACTTCGACCGTCGATCCTCGCCACCACACAGCAGCCGCAATCGCCACAGCGATCGCTCGTAATTCCTGAACGGAGCATGCAGCATCGGCAGATGTACGCCACAGTCCTCAGTCAGTTTCTTGTTGTTCCAGCCCGCCGCCGGAAAGTGGTTGCCACGAGTCTGCGAAATGTCGAACTTCCCACCGGAATACTTCATCGCCACATGCTTCCAGTGCCAACTCGGACAACTGTCTGTCCGCCTCATGATCCCCTTTGTCATGACCTTCGCTGGATGAGTGTTCGGCACATACCCATCCCGGGAATCAGGGCACAGGTCCACACAGTACGTGCCAACCATCCTCGCCTCGGCCTTCGTCCGGCTCAGTGTCTGAATTACCGTCTCAGACCGGTCACCATGCACAAACTCGTCCGCGTCCAGTGACAGTACCCAGCAGACTGGCAATGACGACTTCTCGACCATCCCCTTCGCCAGCAGATTCTGTTTCCGGATCCGCAGGTCGTCGTCGTAGAAATCCGTCTGGTAAATCTCGCCGATCTCAGCACCGGCCGCCGTCGCCTGCTCAACAGTGTCATCCTGTGACGCATTATCCAGCAATAGCACACGACTGCAGCCCTGCGCAAAACAGTTCCGCACCGTTGCCCCGATGATGTCACCATCGTTCCAACTGCTGACAACAGCCACCAGATCAATCGGGCCCTCCGAAATCGAGTGGTCTCGGTAACAGCACCTCGGACGCACGCCACGATGCCCGTCCAGTGCTCCGAGGTTGTGACTGTGCGCCAGAATGACTCCCGGCTTACTCCTGTAGTTCATCCCTAGCCCCCGGGACTGGTACATCTCTTGCAAATAAAATCGGCTGGAGATTCTGTGCGACCACTCACACAGTTCACCAAACCGATGTACTCCGGACTGTGATAATAATCGAGCAGCGACATGTCATGGATGCTCGGCAACTGCACCTCGTGATGGTAATCCATGCAGCAGATGCGAATCCTGCCATCGTGCATGAAATGGATCCATTCATTGATGCGAGTGCAGGAGAACGGCCGATGCCCGGGCCCAATCTGCCGGACAATCCCCTGATTCAGCTCATTGGCACCACGGTCCTCACGCTTCAAAGATCCTGCCCGATCGTGAAACTCGAACGCATCAACAGAAACATTTGCCCTGTTGATCTCATGATCCGTGAACGTCCGCTCCCAATACTCGACGTACTGCTCTCTCGTGAAGAACGTCCGATTGACAGCCTTCGATTTCCCTGCACCGCGTATTTTAATGTTGTACCGGCCGTTCGACATCTTCAGCATGCGTATCAGATTCTCAGTCGAACGCTGATAGTCAATCTGCATAATGTGCTCGAAGGTCTCCCTGTCGATCCCATGATGCGACACCCAGATGTCGTGAGATCGGCCTTCCATCACAGCAAACAGTTTCTCAACAGCCTGCTCAGTCAGTGCAGCACCATTGGTACTGATCTCGACAGTCACATGCGGGAACCGCTCGTAAATTTGAGCGATCTTTGCATAGATGCTTTTGTCCAGCAAAGGCTCCTGCATCAGATACGGACAGATCTTTTTCAGGCCGGCACCGAACGGTACAAGATTGTTGAGGATCAGATTCCACGTCTCATCCGTCATCATGCCGGGGTGTTTGTGATGCACCGACTCAATGTACGGGCAAAAGACACAGTCCGCGTTGCACCGCGAGTGCGTGGCAATCTGCACGTACTTCAGCGGAGGAAGCCACCGATCCCTCGGTAACTCCAGCATTGGCAGAGGAGTATGGCGATTTGCCGCAGGCACTTGTGATGGTTTCCGCCTCGCTCGTAATGCCATCTTTACCTCAATTCCACGGCACCAATGCCGCCCCAGCCACAGCCAACAACCTTCTCTCGGACGGACCAACCGAACGAGCTGGCAGACTTTTTCACATCCGCCCACACAATGTCGACCAAACATCCATGATGCAAATGAAACGACGACTTCAGAATGTCATGGAAAAATATTTTACGTGGAGACAACGAAATCGCAAACTCGAAGTCTTTTCTCGCCCCGTGCTCAGAGTGATCACCGTCGATAAACACCCAGTCATACGGTCCACAATCCCTGACCTGCTGCTGAACCGTCTCAGACATCGAATCACCGATAATCAATCGCGGTGCCGTATTTGTCGGCTTCGGGGCAATGTCCACGCTGACGATCTCGCCAGCATAGCCACGACTCAGAATGTGATGCTCCAGCCCGCCATGGTTTGATCCAATGATCAGCCCACGCCCCATTCCAGAAATCTCATTCATCAGCCAGAGGAATTCCCGATAGTGCTGATCAATGTGGGGACCACCTCCGAATCGACTGCTCTCCCAGTACATCTGCTGGTCTGTAACATAAAGCATCTGCCTGATGTCGTATTGTCGTATGCAAGGGCTGCTGTCAGCGAACACACAATAGGCATCCTGTCTTGCAACGTGGTTTCCCGGCCACATTTCTGTTCCGCCATAAACTAACTGATAAGGCAGAACCAGTCTTTCAGAGACCATCCTTCTGGTACGAAACGCATAGTACGTTCCGCTGTAATGCCAAGAATACCGCGTCCGAAATTGCGGACAATTGCCTGTCACAAAAGACCCAACAAAATCATAACCCTCAGAGATCTTGTCCACGCAAAAGTCGGCGTTGAACATCACAGTTTCGTACATCATCTCTGACCAGATACGCACAGCCTCCGATGTCTTTGTATGCGGTCGCACGCCCTTCGCATGTCCATAAAACGTCACTGACTCGCCAACGCCTCTCAGCATCTCCATCGCCGGGATAGCAGTCTGCAATTCGCCAAACCGCTGCCCAGACGCAAACGGCGCTGCGTCGTGATTGATGTTGTGTGTCAGGATCCAGTCAATCCCGGATGTGCCAATCCTGTCCTGCACATCTTGTGCGGTATCCGTAGTGCCGTCCGTCGAGATCCCGATGATTACTCTGCCGCCATCAAATGCCCCTGACGACAACAACTCACGCAGGTTGTCGGCATGCCACTGCCAGACATGCGGGACAGGATAAAAATGCCACACAAGATTCCGTGGCACATCCGCAGGCATTCTTGCCATTCGACCTGCCGTCTTCTGCGCCGGCTGCACCGGACTGGCGGCCGGAACATACCACGGCTGCCTTTTGTGCCACAATGCTCTCAGTCCCATCCCAGCCCCCGATCAATCTCCTCCTGCATCTGCCTGATATCACGCTGGATTCGAGCAGACTCCACGAAGTAGCCGGCAATGCCGTTCCACGACTCGACAATCCCGATCGCCAGTAGCCACACACAAAAGACTCGCAGCATACGTCACCTCACGAAACCCTTCAGTCGCGTCCCACAACCACATTTCTTCTCCGGTGGTAGCGCTGCTGTTTCTGAGATCGTCATGCCAGACTCACGACGCACCGGAGCCTGTGCCCACAGTTTGTCGACCTGCGCCACCAGCCCACGCTGACACATCTGCCAGTGTGCTGTCGGTATGCGGGTTTTCCGCCGTTCACAATATCCAGCCAGCGGACACTGACACTGTTCGCCCATAACAGTCGCCCTCCGGTACGATCATACCACGAGTTCGGCGTCGCTCAAATCACAGTTGAGCAAGCAGCAGTTCGGCTGGCCGGCACACGGTCCACTCGGGAAGCTCGGGCAGTAGTAATTGATCGCCAGAGGAAACCGTCCGCTGAAACCGCCACCGTCCGGCAGGCAGACGCAACTGGTCGGGGCAACGGCTTTCCAGCTTACGCAGGCCAACTGACAGTCGAGCAGACTTGCCGGCCGCTGCCCGTTGTCTTCCACCTGAGTCACGTCTGTGCCGATCCACAGCCGGAAACGACTGCAGCAGGGTTCCAGCAACGGATCCGTGGCAGGCTCCTGAGAGGCGGTGCATTCCAGCGCCAGGCAGAACTTAAACCCGCACGGACTTGTCATGCACATGCCGCCCAGCTCAACGCGGAACGTCCCAGCCAAAACCGCCTGCACAGTCGAGCAGAACGTCGCACAGGCACCGCACCTGCCTTTGATCGGAGCAGTCGGATCGACCGGCGGAAAGGACCCTGTCGCCCCGTCGATTTCAGGACAACCGGGAGCCATGATTTCAAACGGGATTGCCGGGATATACCCGCCCGGGTACTGCGGACTGTCATAGCGCAGCGGGACACAGCAGCCCACACAGCCGCAGCCGCAGCATTCCAGAATCGCAGGGTTTGTCGCCGTGAATCCCACTACGGTGTTTCTCCGCCTTCCAGCCCGGGACCACCGCCGCCGCCAGATCCCGATCCTGAGCCTGAGCCTGAGCCTGAGCCGGAATCGCTCCCTGAACCAGAGTCGGTTGGGCATGGATCCACCGGACCAACGCACACAGATCCCTCAACGATGAACATCGTACACTGAATCCTTTTGACCGTCCCATCCTCGCAGCACTCGTACCGCTCATAGGGAATCGAGACCGTCTCATACTCGCCGTTCAGGACAACCCACAGACCTTTTCCTGTCTCCGGATTGCTGCCACTCTCAGATCCCGCAGGACCGCAGCCCGTCTCCCAGCCAGAACCACCACTGCACGTATCTCCGAGATACGCAATGGTGACCATGCCGTCTTTCTTCAACGGCACGACGCGCTTGTCTAGTGCATAGACGAACTGATTATTTCCGTACAGCGGATAACATCGGCTGTTCCGCCTCGGACGGATCGTCGTGACAACCTCTGCCTGGGCACAACCAAAAGCCAGGTCAGGAATGCCGCTGGGATCCCCACAGGCGTCCTCGGCCGTAGGTTCACACAGCTCACACCCATCACCACCACCACCAGAGCCTGAGTCCGACCCAGAGCCAAGATCAGAACCTGAATACGGATCAAAATCCTCGCAGTCCGGCGGCTCGAACTGCATGCAGTCCATCAGCTCGACCGTATACCATCCCATCCCAAGGCAGTCGCCAACCAGACCATGCCGGATCTGGACACCACTGGCCTGCAACACCTCAGCCCGTTGCGTGTCCTTGTTCCAGACACAGTAGAAGATATCGCCCTGCTTCTTCGTCGGTGCTCCAGTCAGTTCTGCCAGCGGATCCCAGACTCGGAAGGGCTGAAACAAGTTCTCATTCTCGTCGACGTATTGCGCAGGATCCTGGCTCGAATCCAACTTCATCAGGCTGCACTTGCCTGACATCGTTCGATCTTTGTTCGGATACGCATCAGTGATTTGACCGTTGCTGAAGTCCTCCCTCGCAATGACCAACTGAACATTTGGCTTCAAATGCGCCGCAGATGCAGATCCAAGATTACAGCCAATGACAGAGACATTTGGCCCAGTAAAACTGGCTGACCTGCTACGCATTGACTCACGCCGCATCTCATTGAGATGCTCAGCAGTGATCCTTTCACCGATCTTCCATTCAGCAGGTTTGCGAGTAGCCATGGTGAATCAGTTCAGCACCCTTCGTTAGCATTTTTTGCCGGATCAAACATGTTGTTGAAGTTGCGACCGTAATACAGCGGCTGATTGCCGCCAGTGTATTTTCGCTCAACTCGCCTCCATCCTCCTTCGCCAATGTTGTCTGAATTTGAATCGAGATACAGATGATTGTGGCCAACAATCTCAGGTGTCGAAACTTCTGGAGCAGAGTTGATTATTCGCTTTTGCTTGAAATTCAGCCGGAGACTAGTGGTATCCATGAGACGGAATCCCCGGGTGCGATGCTCCTTAATCTCATCCCAGTCTAGAAATAGAACAGTTTCATTCTCGAACTTACACTCGCTGACGGCCGTGCTTGACTCTGAGCACACCTCTTCCTTACTCGAAAGACAAAGGCATTCGCTCAGCAGAGTGAATGGCGTGCAGTTCACATGGTTCCTGAACTTCGCAAGATGCGATTCAATCTCGCACAACTTCGCTACAGGTATGTTGTACCAATCAACGACAATATCGGCAGTCGGTACGTATATTGTCGCGTAACTGTCACCCTTTAGTTGCTGATCTGCGCCGCTGTAATCAGCCCAAATAAGGTTTCTGTTCGGCAGTGTATACAGCTCGAAGGACGAATTCTTCTCAACGGAGATTGCTGTGTTGGCAAGTATATCTACGTTCGCTGTTGCAGAATTTTCATCAGGCCCAGTGCAGTCCCATGGCGGCTCCTCGTATTGCACAGAGACAACACACTTGCATGTTGTATCTCCCATCGCGGCTTCGTTTCCGCCATCTCCCGTATCATCCCACAAAACTTTGTAATACCGCTCAGCCTGATCTCTGCTTTCCAAATCGTCGATGTAATTTATTTTCGTATTCTGATCTTCTCGTGTGTACCAATCATTGTTAAAGCAACACTCACTTTTTGGACTGATAGAGAACCCCACAGCGACCATGTTGAAAGGCCATGGCCTCAAATCTGTGAATGCACCAGGAACAATCTGATCAACAGGAGTATATGGATATCTTGCGGGCAGTTGTGGTGTGCTGAAGAGAATCTGCGAGTTACTGCTTCTCCATTTTCCGAGCAACCGAAGCCCAAGCTCTTCTGCCCGATTGCAAGCGACGACAAACTGTCGCGTGGCAGTTAGCTTACCGCCAGCATACTGTGGGATTCCAGAAGGATGCACAGCCTCCACGCAGAACGGCAGATTTGCGGTCATCCTACTCATTGTGCCCTCGGCGACATGTCTTTGGTTTTCACTGCCTCACTCACCCCTTCAATCCGATTGAACAGAGCAGGTGCGATTCCTTCCAACGCCTTGCGAATGCCGGATTCTACGCCAACACTCACCAAATCGGAAATTGAGCCCTGACCAGGTATTCCCTTCATCACATCCAGCATCCCTGCCGCTCCCCCGATACCTCCCATCGGAGCCACGATCGGAGTCATTCGCATCAGATCAGACACCGTCGGAGCCCGCAGGAATGGTAACGCACGCTCAGCCTCCAACAATGCCCGGTCCACGCTCGATGGAATTCTCGGAATCTGCGGACCGAGGTTCGCCGCGTTCCTGTTGAACTCTGCAATCTCGCCACGCTGAACCCGGATCTCCTCCAGTGCCTGCAGTTTGGCCAACTCCACACGCAACTCGATCAGCTCGTTTGTCGCCTTCTCCAGAGCATCCGTGTTTTTGTCAACCGGCTCAATGGACAGAACATTCTGCTGCAGTTGCTGGGCGAAGTCTTCCGGTGACACCATCTGCGATCTTGCAGCCGCAGATTGTTCCCGCAACCCAGCAATACGCTCCTCGGCGGACTGAATGCGATCCAGCACTGACTTCTGTTCAGTCAGATTCTTGTTGCCGATCTCCATGTTCGCCTGGCCGCGCAGCACCTCTCTCAGGCCCTCGACCTGAGCTGAAGTCACTCCCTGCGACTTGGCGTAAAACTCCAGCGTCTTGTCGATCATGTCCTGATACTGTGCGCTGAACTCCCGGATGTCCAGCAACGCTGTCGACTGCTCGCTCGCCTGGCCCTGCAGTTGCAGCCGCAGAAGCTGCTGACGCTCCGCCAGTTGTTCCGTCTTCCGCTGAGCAGCATCGACGGCCGCACTGAACCTTCGCTGCAGGACCTCCTCGACCTCCTTCAGAGGTTTGATCAAATCCTCGAAGGCCTTCTGCAGCGGGGTGATGTTGCCCTTGAAATCCTCAGCAAAATTCTTGGTTTCAACGTCTGCTGTTTCGCTGAAATCTTCGACCTGTTTTGTCACACTTTCGAAGAGATTTCGAACATTGATCAGTTGATCACTCTCGAAAATTCCTCTTTCAGATTTCGCTCTAACGGAGTCCAGTTCCCGCTGAAGTTCCTGATAGGTGTCGATAAGCTGTTGTGCCTGCCTATCAGACTCTCCTGTGACTACCTTCAACGCTTCATCAAACGACAGAGGCCTGTCTTGCTCCCCAGACAATCTCGTCTGATTTCTGCGCAAAATGTCAGCCTGCAGACTTCTTGCATCGTCTGCGAGTTGCAACAGTTGCTGTTTGATTCCGCTTGAGATAGCAGAAAACGATTGCTGAAGTCCGTTCACCAGTTGAGAAGAAAAAATGCTTTGCAGTTGATCTTCAACCTGCTTGGCAGTGTCTTCCGTTTCAGTTCGAAGGTCTCTGAGTTGCTGCAGAACACCTTCAAACGAATCCTGATCGCCAATGCCACGCAGCGTCTCTCTGGTCTTCTGATTCGCCTCAGCGACACGGCGTGACTCATCAGACATGTCCTGCATCTTTCGAGAGATGTCTTCGATCTCGATCGAGATGTCATTCAGGCTTTCCAGCCACGCAATCGTTGGAGGAAGGATCGTCACAGCCAGTGCAGCACCGATTCCAGTACCAACACCAGCAATCAGTTTCCATTTCTGACTGATTTTATCGCTGTTTACGTAAACGCTGGCTATGTCTTGGGCGATGAACGAAATGTTGTTCGCCGCGCCACGAATCCCGCCAGCAAATCCGTTTAATTGGAATCCGACTGCGAAGTCTTCAAATGCCTGACCAACCTGAAACGCGGTGTTCTGCAGACGATTGAACGACGCACCACGACGTTGCTGAACACCTTCGAATGTTGACAGCAGACCTATGCTTTGCGGATCTGTCACATCTCCAGTCAAAAGCAGACGTTGTTGATTCAACGCACTATTGATTTGCCTTTCCTTATCCAGCGTGTTGTCTCGCTGCTTCATCAATTCAGCGACTGCAGCTTTCTGCTTGTCATACTCCGCCAGTCTTCTGACAAAAATCTCTCTCTCCGTGACATCAAGCCTACTGACATAAAGCTGATTTTGTAGGCGAAGTTCAATTTCATTCTGAAGGATCGAGGCTCGCAGACTTTCATTCTGCTGTCGCAGGTCTTCCTTCGTTTGGATACTCGTTGTTGATCGCCCCGATATGTCGGCAAGTCTCTGCTGTAGTCCAGTCAATCCGCCCTGCACTGTTACCGGATCGAATGTGCCATCGCGTTTCGCCCTGCGAAGGTTTCGCTCGAAATCAGCGAAATCCCGTTTCAGCGTTTTGATCTCATCGACCAAAGCCAAGTCGCCGATGTCCTTGATGGAAGTGCTCAATCGCCCCGCTTGAATTGCAGATTCCCTCGCTCCATCTGCAATGATCTTGAACTGGGCGGCCGTTCTCGCAGAATCACCGCCGGTTCCAAGGGTGACTGTGATCGGATCTGTATACTGCCTCAGTGCAGCCTGATCCTCAACAAAACGTCGCAACTCTATGTCAGCGCCCGCAATGCGATCCCTGATTCGCTCGAATGTTTGAGCAACGAGATCTGCGCTCTGTCGGTCTCGTAATTGATCAAGTTCAATGAGTAATGTCTTGATCTCACGGTTCGCATTTATGAACGGCAGCGCAAACTGACGTCCGCCAGCCTGAGTTGCTCTGGCGATCTCGACCTCGTTCGCTCGCTTCAGAAGCTCCAGTTGGTTCCGGTACTCTGCAATCTGCGTATTGATCTCATCTGCACCACCGCCGCCGCCACCGCCGCCACCGCCGCCGCCACCGCCGCCGCCACCACCGCCACCACCGCCGCCGCCACCGCCGCCACGCCTTCGACCCCCAGTGTTGAGTCTGTTCTGTTCCTGTAGAGCGTCGCTCAACTGTTGTCGGAGATCGCGTATTGTGTTCGCGTAGTCTGTTGCACTTCTGTTGGCCGCGTCGAACGTCAGGGACTGCTGGGCCTGAGACAAATCTCGTAGCCGATCAGTCAATCTCTGAACTGCCTGTGATACGCCAGCAACCTGACTCCGAGTCGTCGCGCCAATCGCCTGGCTGACTTCTGCGAGCCTTTGTCGCAGGTCATTGATCAGGGTCTCATGCGCCGCCTTCACAGCCTCCAGCATCTCTGGATCCGGGCGCACGCTCACCAAAACGTCGAGTAACCGCTGACCTTCAGACATAGATCTCTGCTCCCAGTGCCTGATACGCCTCAAATGGCGTGTACTGCAGCGCAGAGTCTAGCGAAATGTGCAGCTCACGACACAGAGCCTCAGCCAAATGTCGATACCTGCACCGAGGAACCAGAAAACCCGGATCCTCAGGCAGGACATCCATCTTTATGGTTTTGGGCCCGGCTCCGGACTGCTCGTCTCGGGCGGGCCATCGGAGTTTTTTACTTGCCGCATCTGGTCAGAGGCATCCATCGCCATACGAATCTGACGCTTCTCGTCGTCAGTCGCTGCCTCCCACAACGCCTTCGCCTTTAGCACGCCTGCTTCCCATGGGTCCTGCTGTGCTCCAGCCTCGCCCATTGTGACCTTGCGTTTCACCGAAGGCCTGTCTGGAACCATGCACTTCCACAAGGACCAGAAAAAGCCCTCTGCAGACGTGTCGAAATCCATCTCTTCCTGTATCCCAACTGCACTGGCATGCGTGTAGACGGTTTTCATCGCCGTCTCCACGTATGCCGTGTAGTCCGCCACCGAAAGAGTCTTCGGAACCCCTCTCATCAGATCCCACGGAGCCGGTCGCCGACTCTTGATGAACTGCACCTTCTCGATGTAGTTGATCAACTTACGAGGACTGATGGAAAGTTCGAGGTCGCCCACTCGAACTCTCTGCATGCCACACCTCCACTATCAGCACAGGAAACCAACAGCAACAGAACTTTCTGCTGTCTGAGCATTGTCGCTGAGGCCTTCAACCCACGCAACGATGTCAAACGCATAGTTGACAGTGACAGCAGCATTGCCTGAAATGTTGTAATCGACAGGCACAGACGTGATGCGAACGTAAGCCTCGAAGTAAGTACCACCGACTGGGCTGGCAACTACGGTGCCAGCCGTTGGACAATTTCCTGAAGTCCAAATGGCATCACAATCCTGAGACCACCGCAAGTGATAAACTGAGTTTACGGCCAAGTATCCGGGAGAAGTTCCACCATGGCAGGCAATTGACAAGTTTCCGGCCGCACTAACAACGCCGCATGCACTGGTCTCGCGGCCGCCAGTCGAACTGGTCGTCAACTTCGGCGTGTTCGCGGATTCAGTAAACGCAATCTGTGTCACATGCGGGATACGATCCCATACCGCACCAGTCCCGCTGGCGGTGTCCAGCAACACGCACGCAGTATTCGAGCAGCACAACTCACCAGCAGAAAACGGCATCTCAATATCTCCTCATGTGCCAGACCCGGACGTCTCCTCGGCTGGCATGAAACTCCCTGTGACAGTCACAAACACGCTGAGCAGCGTCCCCACCGGGGTCATCTGCGATGGACCGACGGATCGTACACAAAAACAGCCACAGTCTCCAAGAGGCACGCAACGTCGGCATGTCAGCAACGCCTCAACCAGCCCCTGCCACTCCCTCGCATCTTGAATCCGGTCGACGCTGAAATACCCGCGCAGGCTCACACTCTGGATCCGCTGCACCGTGTCAGTCGTCCGCAGGCCACTCGAAATCGCACTGCTGACCACCACATACGGCACGATCTCGGAGCCCGATCGCTGCAGCACGAAATGGCCCTCAGACTTCACCGGAGTGCAGTCCAGAGCCCGCAGCGCAGCAATCCACGCATCCTCGACGCAACAGGTCATCGGACCCTCCGGGTCACCATCTGCTCGACACGCAACTGCGGGATCTCTTCGATCAGCATCGCCTCAGCCACCTCCGGGCTCACCGCGTCGAACTCCATCACACTGCCAACGCCATAGATCTTGTACCGGTGCATTCCTGTCAGCCTCCAAAAGGCGAAGCATCCTGTGGCTGCAACGCAGCCGCCAGCAATTCGCGACGCTCGAAATCAAAAATCACTTCAATCCACGGTCGCGGAGCAATCCCAGGAATCAACCCCTGATCCAACAGAACCAGATAGTTGTTGTCACGCCCAGAGACGTGACTCGGAGACATCCCCACATAATAGCCCTTCTCCCAGTCACCAGAATACTCTGACTCAATGTAATTCGCCAAACTGACCGTTTGATCCTCGGCAAACGGCACGCCCATGATGTTGCCGCCGGCAACAGTATTGTTCCTGTGGCTTTCCAGCATCGGCGGTGGCTGTCGAGGAGCCACGCCAGACACATCGCCAAACAACCACGCCTCATCCCTCAGATCACCGCCATCAGACAAACTGTCAGCATCTCCTGCCCAATAAAATCCCCCGGGTTTCCATCCGTTGTAAGCATGCGGGATCGTAAACGGAGTGCTATGCGGAGGAGCGTCCGGTTTCAGCAAATACTTGCGATACTTTTCCGCAAGCAAAAACGCAAGGCTGGAGCAGACATCCCCAGCCGCCTGCCTGAATGGAGCCTCGTAATCCGCATCAGCATCAGCCACCCGCAGACTAAACATCCATCAGCTCCAGCACCATCGTGAACGGCACATACGGGCCGCCGTCCTGGAAGCTCACCACCCGGAACATCCCCTGACTGCTCGATATCCTGTGATGCGCCAGCGGATACGGGCCAACTGTCCACCGCTCCACCGAACACTGCCACCGCACCCGCATGTCGTCCGAATTCCGCGTCCCAGACCGCTGACCAGCAACAGGCAGGATCTTCCCTCGCACAGTCCCAACCCTCTGCATCTTTACCGACTGACAGTCAGACTCACACCCAGTCGCGTCCCAGATGTCCAGACGGTGCGTCAGGCTGAAACACGTCGCCACGTTCCGCCCCCACAACTTCCACACACAGAACGCCTGCAGGTACTCCGCTGAGTACACCTGCCAGTGCTCCCCGTCCGCCGTCTCGATCACAGCCCCCGGAGCACTCCCAACGTCCTGCTCCTGCCGGCTCACGAAAAACATCCGGTCCTGCTGGTGTATCCCCGCATCCGGACGCACCAGTTCCGTCTGCATCGGGTAACTCTTGCACTTCTCGAACGTCGTCTCAGTGCCGCAGTACGTGTGCGTGACAGTCTCGAAGTCGCAGAACGACTCCAGCCACTGCTGGCAACCGCACGGCACCTCCGGACAGCACCCCTCACTCATCGCCGGTATCTCCGCGTCGATCGCTGACTGGCCCTCGAACCACGACAGGACCGCCCTGTGCAGGTCGCTGGAGTCACACAGGCCGTATGAATGAACTCATACAGCCCCGCATCGTTCTGCTCGCCACACCGCTTGTCCGTCCACATCTGCCGGTATGTCTCCAGCACTCGCTGCTTCTGGACGATCTGCTCACGGGTGTCGACGGTCACGCCGCCTTGACTGGTGATGCCACCGCAGGCCTCGCCGCTCGTGAGACTCTCTGCCAGCTCACAAATCTTCGACTCCAGCTCAGCACAACTCAGACAGGACATGGCAACCTCACTTCGGCTTACGCAAATCCACCACAAACTGCGACCGACCAGTCGAAGAATGCGGATGCAGAAAATTGCTGTACTTGTTCGTCAGTGTCTGCTCGTCGATCGCCTCGATCAGCGGCCACTCAATGCTCTTGTCCCGGTCAGACGTGGATGCCACCGTCTTCGGCAACGACGCACGGTATTCCGCCTTCGCCTTCGCCTCAGTAATCCCCACATCGCTCATCACGATCTTTGTTGGACCACCCGGCATCCGAATCGCCCAAATCGAACTCTTGCCTGCCATATTATCCTCCAGCAGCCACAAAAAATAAAACCGTCCGGGTCAATCCGGACGGTTTCATTCTCTCTCAATCTGCGATCTCTCGCAAATCTCAGGTGCCGCTCTCTTCCACCGGTGTGAACCACATCCCGCGATACGGGTTGCGAATGTACCCGTATCCCTTCGACAGGCTGGTGTACTGAGCCACAATCCGTCGCTGACACGACTCCGCATCCTGCGGGCACCGAGTCACTGTCGGCCGGATGTTATACACCCACGACATGAACTCGGGGATGTTCCCCAACCACCACCAGTCCCGGGCTTCATCGGCCGTCACGCCCCACCGCAGTGCAATCCGGTCGACCAGTCGCTGATAGGACAGCAGGTCGAAAGTCATCTGGTTCGCAACGGCTGCCGTCATGACATATTTCACGGTGTCCCCACCGTTGCACGTCACGTCGTCCTCAATCGCAGTCGCCAGTAGCTTCGGACGAACAGCATCGGCCTTCTGCGGGCTCGTCACCACGCTCAGGCCAGTCATCGGTACCGGGATCGGACGACCGTGAACCATGTCGCGGAAGTCGTAGAACAGGTTACGCGCTGACTGAAAATCCGCAGGACAGGTCAGGTCGTTCGCCTGAGCATTCACCCACGGGCCGCCACTGCCATCGCCGAACGGAGTCGACGTGCCGTCGGCAGCGTAGTAGGTGTCGTAATCCGTCCCACTCCGGTTGTACGTGTTCGTGTAGCCAACAAAAAGGTCGAGCAACTGGTTCTCGAACCGCTCGTTGTGAGCATCACCGATCTTCGGGATCTGCTGCTGGATGAAGCTGTTCGGATCGCGGCACACCGCCTCACGAGTGAACGCAAACCCCAATCCGTACTGCTTGCCCTTCGGGTGCGTCATGAAGTCCGTCGCAACGCCGAACATCGGAGGCTTCTGCAACTCGCAGATCTCCTCAGCCTGCGGATTCGAGAACACTCCGTGATCCTCGTACCCGTCCTCGCACTCGCCACGGGTCTCGATCGCCACTCGATTCAGCAGGAAATACTCTTCCTTCGGCTGCTCCGCCAACGCCGTCCTGATGATCTTTGGCACCATTTTGTTGAAGGTACCACTGGTGATTATCGCTTCCATCGCGTCGTCACCCATCGTCATCACGTCGCGACGGTAGCCCACACCGAAGTCGTGCTCCAGGCACGACACGAGGTCCAGTTCCGTCGCCTGGATCTCGCCAGACTCCAGAATCTGATCCAGCTCCTCGAACACCGCATCACCGTGCTTCTTGTGGTCTCGCAGAATCTGCTGAGTCACCGCCCGGTTCGGCCCTTTTTTCGACATCTTCACTCTCCCAAAACAATCCAATCAGAGACCAAACCAGAAACTCAGTAAAACTCGACAGTCGCCCGGCTCACGTTGTCCGGACCGCTGTCATGTACCGCACGGAACACCGCAACAGCAGCATCACTGGTCTTCACAACCTTGCTGTTCACAAGAGCATTGCTGCTCGGGTTCTTCGCGAACGTGAACAACTGGCCCTGCTGGAACGTCGTCGGAGCCAAAGCACCAGCGGCATCCGCAATCAGATACGATCGCCGGAAGCCGTTGCCTTGGTTGTATCGCCAGTACGGCAGGCACTCTTCCTGCGTGATGCACTCCTCCGTCCCGTACTCCTGAGCACTCACGCCCCGAAACGCCGCCTTCGCATTCGTTCGCGTGGTCGCCAGATCGGTTGTCCATGTGAACGCTGACAGCAACTTCGCTTCCGTCACGCCCGTCGCACTGGTGTCGGCCACCAGAAAATCGCCCGGGCAAATATCAACAGCAGGCGACGGGGCAGCCATCGACTCCGTGTCGATCACGCCGTTGCCGAAGTTCCCCTGCTGGTACATGCAATCCAAACACTGAGGCATCTCATCTCTCCATCAAATCACTCAGAAACGACCAGCACGAAAACTCAGCGAGCCTTCAGACCCAACGTCGACCGCAGGCCGCCGTAACTGCCCTTCTGCCCACGATTGCCGACCTGCGGAGCACGCTTCCCAGCGTCACTCTCATCCTGCTCCTTCGCAGCCGTGATGTCCTTGCCGTCATCGACGAACAACGCACCCACATCACCGACCAGCTTCTCAAACTCAGCCGGATCCGCCATCTGGCAGGCACACTCGACAATCCGCTCCTGCAGATCAGACAGCGGAGTCCCCTCGACAGCCTTGGCAACAGACGCCGTCAGCTTGGCCCTCTTCTCGGCCTTCTCACGAGTCGCACGCTCCTGCTCCAGAGCAGCAACAGCCGCCTTCGCCTGAGCCTGAGCCTCATCCAATGCCTTACGCAGATCCGCAGCTTCCTGAGCAGTCAGTTCAGACACAGTCTTCTCCTCTTGTTCGAAAATACCACTCGCAGTGCCTGGACGTGTCACCACGTCGACCGACCGCACATCCAGCAACTCTTCAACCACGACATCGCCGCTCCGATCCGCCTTACCCGGACGAATCACAGCATTGATGCTCATCCCCATCGCTCGCGGGTTGTTTTTCACGTCCCACAGAAATCGCTTCGCCTCAGAGTGATGCGGATTCACCTTGATCGTACCAAAATGCCCCTTCCCGGGCCGGTACTCATGAGATTCCACAACACCAAACTGATCTTTGTAACTGCGAGGCTGACTCGGGTCCGCAGGGTGATTGATGAAGATCGGAGCACCAACCAGCTTATCACTCGCCGACTTCCGCACACCGTCCGTGTCGTAATTCCGCCGGTTCTTGCTCCGCAACCCCAGCAACTTCACGCCCTTGACCACAATGCTCTCAGTCACACCTTCCGCAGTCGACACCTGCTCGAAATCATCATGCTCGAACGCATCGCTCTCCAGCACCGACTCAGACTGTTTCTGACTTTTCGACATCAGCAACCTCAGATTCCGATACCGCAACCATCGACTCAACAGACTCAGGCACCACCGCAGCCTGCTGCTGTTCCTGAGCCTGAGCCGCCGCACGAGCAGCCTCAGCCGCACGAGCAGCCGCTGACCTCCGTCTATGACACAGGCACATCTGTCCCTCACAATCTAATCAATCACGATTGCCAAAACCAAAGCCCATTGATTTTCGACAAAAAATCTTCTCAGGACTGCCCCGGAACCTCTCGCCCCGGGTCGCCCGCCATCACACCCCGCTCAGCCAACGGATCACTCCGCCGCTCCGCATCAGGGCCCGTCACGCCCGGTGTCGCCGGATGCTCCGTCATCGGAGGCTCCAGCTCACCGTCCTCAGCACGACGCTGGTCCTGCTCCTCATCGTACTCCCACCCCTGACTCGCATTCAGCGTCTTCGCGCTGATCCGGCCGGCCTTCCACGCCTCAAAGTGAATATCCCAGTCCTCCTTCCGGTTCCTCGTCTGCACGCTCGGAGGCTTCGCCTCGATCGTCACCGCCTGCAGGTCCGCCATCGTAATCCCGCTCTCCGGATCCTCCAACGCACCCCACACCAACGCCTCCCACACCAGACGAAGGTCCTCGATCACCATCTGACCCTGATCCGCCACAATCACCTTGTGGAACGGGCCCTCGCTCACCAGCGTACTCGCGAAATTCCCCTCGCTCACGTTCGCCGTCAGCATAAACTCAGGCAACTGCAGCCCCGCAGCCACCGCACGCAGCAACAGCAACTCCACCTCCGCGTGGTTCGTTACACCGGCCCCCGTCTCCGGGAACTCGTACTTCACGCTCGATGGCACAGTCACCACGCTCGGGCTCGGAAACTCCATCCGCTCCGCAGGCTGACCCGCCGCCCCACTGTTCTGACTCTGCAAATGCGACTTCACCGCATCGGCCCCTGCCGATGTGTTGATCGTCCGGATCGCTCCAAACGCCGCCTGAAACGCACTCACCCGCATCAGGTTGCCCAGCAAAACCTTCGCCCACCGCAGCTCCTCACGCACGTCCCAGAACAGCGACAGACCCCTCGGCTTAACGCTCACCACGTTCCTGCGACGGTACTGCACCACACACCGAGTCGCCGGACTGAACGCCGTGAAATCCGCCGGCTCCAGTTTCTCCGCCTTGTGGTACTCCAGATCACCCAGCCACTGCCCACTCACCGAGTCGCTAACCGTCGACACGTAATACGCCACCGGCCGGTACAGCACGTCGTTCGTCCGCCGGATCCCCAGAATATCCACGAACGGCTCGTCACCCGTGTCCGGCTGATACCGACTCCTCGGATCCTCGTCCAGGTCGCTCGGCTCCACAAAACTCAGCCGCAACGGCTTCCCCGGCTCATAATACAGCAGGTCCAGACACTCACCGTGCTCGTCCAACCGCCGGCACACCTCCTGCTGCCGGCTCGACCAGTACCCCGAAGCCGAACTGGCCATCCACTGCTTCAAATACTCCTGCACCCGCAGCACAGCCTCACCAGCCGACGATCCCGTCTCCGATGCCGGCTTCACGACATACCGGTGTCCCTGAGGCCCCGCGATATAACACGCGCGGTTCCGCCACGCATTCTTCCCCCACGGAGTCGCGGCCGCCTGCTCCCCACGGTCCAACAGGTCCCGGATGTCGTCGATCGTCGCGTTCTCGAACGGGTCCTCGCTCCCCGGGATGTCTCGGTCGTCCGTATCACCCGACAGCCCGCACCCCGTCCCCAGTTCCTCAAGAATCTGACGCGCGAAGGTCGCCTTCTGATGCTCCAACAGCTCCAACGCACCCATCAGCGAGATCTCAGGACGCTGCCTGCGAGCGCCACGCGCCCCCTCGCTGGCGTCCACATACCCGCCACCCTGCTCCTCAGGCTCTCTCCGACCCCTGCGACGACCCATCTGTCAGGCTCCCCATGCTCTCGTGTCCGGTCTCCCAGCCACGCAGCATATCACGAAACCCAGCAAATGGCACAACCCGACGCGCCCGGCTCGTCATGCTCCCCGGAGCCACAGGACTCACCTGCCCCGCCTGAGGCACCAGCGACCACCCCGCCGCACACACCCACGTCAGCACCGTCAACGCATCCTCGACAGGGCTCGGTATCCCACATCCCGCACAACCGCCCCTCGGCATCGCTCACTCCCTTGCCTGCTCGTTCACTGTTTCCGCATCTCTTCCCAGTACCGCTGCAACGCCAACGGCAACTGCTGACACTGATCCAACGCATCCGGACCGTCGTCGTGCTTACCACGCGCCGGTATCCCATCAAAATTCCGCAACTGACTCAACAGCAACAGCGTCCCCGGAGTATCCAAAAACCGCAACTCCCGCCGCCGGATCGGACCGTCCAGCCTCCGGATCCGCATCTCCTTCTTCAGCATGTCCTTCACCGGTATCAGCGGATTCCCACTCAGCAAATACTGACTCAACGCCATCTGACCGTGATCCGCTGCATACTGGTACACCAGATCCCGCATCACCTCCTGAAACGCTGTCGCCTCCATCCCCACCAGATCCCCACTCCGCACCCGATGCAACGGATCCTCACAAAACCGAAACAAATCCTCCACAATCTGACCCGGCGGCCGCCTCGCCAGATCCGCATCCACGTACTTCAACTCCCGTGTCTGCGTCAGACACACAATCGCCGAATAGTCTCCCGACTTCTCATTCTTCCCCTTGCTCGGGTCCACCGCGAACATCCGCACACTGTCCCCAGCATGCTCCTCCTGAGGCCACTGATCCCGCGTCACTGTCACGTCCTGGAAGCACTCCCTCGGCCACTCCTGACCCGTCCGGCTGCTCGCCAGCCAGCATCCCTCCAAATACCGCTCCCGCTCCTGCTCCGACAACTGCATCAGACGCTTCCGATACGTCGGGTCGCTCCTCTGTAATGCCTGATTGTCGCTCAATTTTGCCGGGATGAACGCAAAGGTGTTCGTCACCTGCTCCGCCAGCCCCGTTTCCGGGTTTACCTCGTACTGAGGCTCGTCAAACCACTGAAAACGCTCCTCTTTCACCATAAAATGCCGGATTTTCCCGCTCAACTCGCGTCTCGGGTACCCCTCATCGTCCAAATACCACGATACCAGCGGAAACAACCAACTGTCGTGGTCCGGATTCGACGTCATCCGCAGCGTCGGCCGTATCCCGCACTGACTTCGACACCTCGCCCACAGAAAAAGCACCGCTTTCTGCTCAAACTGGTTCGCCTCATCAATCGCCAACGAGTCAAACTGAGCGCCAAGATACCCCTGCAACTTCTTCGGCTGGTCCAAAGTATTCAGACTGACCTTCGCGCCCACAGGGAACCGATGCTCGTTCGCCGTGTGGTTGTAAACCGCACCCAGACCACCATAGATCAGCTTCGTCTGGTCGATCAAACCACCACTCTGACTCAACTGCGGGAACGTCTGACGATAAATCGCCCCACGGAACAACGACTGCCCGTGAGGCCCTTGACAATGCCGCAACATGTCCAGCATCAACGCATACGATTTGCCCCCGCCCGCAGCGCCACCGAACAGCACCCAGTCCGCCGGACTGCTCAGCAACTCATACTGCTTCTGGCTGATCTGTAAGGTCAAAACAAAACTCCCTGATTCAGTCGCTCGTTGCCGAGCTGAACATACTCCGGATTCAACTCACAGCCAACAAAGTTTCGACCAAATTGCCGGGCAACACATGCCCCAACGTTCGCAAAAACTCCAGACTGTCGCCACACACAATCTGATTCAACGGGATCTCAGATGTCACGTGTTCCCTTCCTCCATGGATCTACAGACACAATCAGAATGCTGCGGATTCGAACCGCATCAACCTGGCCCTTGCTTCCTGACTGCATTCAGCAGTGGATTCGCACCACAACGCCAGGTCACCCAGTCACGGTGTGCGTTCCTGCCGACAACGCACAAGGCATTCTGCACGCTCACTAAGTCAATCTGATCTCCGTGTCAAGCGGCGAATTCCCCCCTGTCGCCTCTGCATCTCAGGACACAAACCCACCAGAGCCTGCAGATCGACTATCCTGCCAGCAATTCTCATAGTGCATCCGAGCATGCACCGCTCCACCTCACACAGTGACATCCACTCACAGTCCTCGTCGTGATCCGGACATCGCGGCATGTCACTGATGTCGATGATCGGGAGGTCAGTCTTGCTACTCATTGCCCCCAATCCCCAGCAACGACAGCAGTCGCTCATAGTCGCCGACCGTCTTCACATGAAAATACGTCCGAGCACTGCTCTCCTTCCGAGACTCCTGATCCTCCTCCGAAGCATAGTGCCTCAGAAACACACGCACAGACTCAGACAAACGGCCACCACCGACATCCTGATGCAAAGACTCTACAACGAACTCCGAACATCCCAAAACCTTAGGGTCCGTGGCACGCAACTGCACATACGCAGACGTCAACGGATCGTCGTCCTTCGCCTCCACAAACGCTCGGTACTTCTCTAACACCATCCGCTCACGAAAATTACGCGGACCCTTCGACGAATGCTCCATCGCTCCCTCAAGCTGGTTGCGGTACCGATCGCGTTCCCGCGTCAACGTCTGCACCTGCTCGCGCAACTGCTGCAGTTCTGCGTTGACCTGCTGGCCTGATCGCTCGGCTTCGGCCAGCAGCACCGCATACTCGTCCAGCCGTCGCCGCAGATCCTCCATCGTCTCCGGCTCGCTGTCGCTTGGCTGCTGTTGCAGACTGACGCCACCAACCACATTATTCGCAACCTCGCGCATAGCTTCAGCGACTCGCCACCCATTGGCTATGCCATCGCCCTCACCGTTTGGGCAAAACCGCTCCTTATGCGCCTTGCTGCCCGTGTCTGCCAATTGCGCTATCTGCTGCAATGCCTTCACACATTGCCTGTGATCTATCTCCGGCTCGC